ACACGACGCTCTTCCGATCTACGTTGAAGCCGACGATGAAGAATAAATAGGAGGACACATACTATGGCAACCGCAAAAAAGAGCACCGAACTGGCCCCCGTTGAGAACTTCGCCCTGACCACCGCCTACGACGGTCTCGACCCGGAACTGGCAGCCGAACTCAAGGATCAGATGGACGATCTGGACGATGAATCCGGCATCAACTGCCGAACCATCAAGATTCCCTCTGGCGGCAACCTTGCCTTCACGGTGCAGGGCGACGAGGACGGCGATGAGGACTACCTCAAGGACATCGAGGGCGTGATTGTATTCACGCACCGTATGAACGGCTACTGGCCGAACGCTTTCGGCAGCAGCACCAACCCGGAGGACAAGATCCCGGTCTGCTCCAGCATGGACGGCAAGTCCGGCCTGAACATTCGGACCGGCGAGATTTGCGAATGCGACAAGTGCCCCTGCAACCAGTACGGCAGCGACCCGAATGGCGGCAAGGGCAAGGCTTGCAAGAATATGCGCCGGATCTACCTCATGCGCAGCAACGACCCGAACCTCTATCTCCTTACGGTGCCGCCCACGAGCATCAAGGAAGTGAACAAGGCCCTCACTCGCATCATGGCCTCCAAGGGCATCCCCTACACCAACCTGATCGTCGGCTTCAAGTTGGCCAAGGCCACCAACGCCAACGGCATCAATTACGCCACCGTGGTGGTCGACAAGCGTGGCATCCTGCCCCCGGCAGTTGCTCAGACCGCCAAGGCCATGCGGCAGGAGATCAAGGCAAAGTACAAGGAGATTGCCATCACGATGGACGACTACAGCACCTCGGCCTCCAGCAACACCATGACGGCAGACGAAAGCGCACTGGACGTTCAGGTGTCGGATACGGAGTTCACCGACGTGACCGACAAAGACAAGGATCTCCCCTTTGTTTAATCAGGCAGCAGCCCTATAAAATTTCATGCCCGCAGGGGGAACCGCATCGAGGCGGCTCCCCTTAAGGCATAAAGGGGAACAGATATGAAATTCAAGAAAGAATGGCGGTGGAGGCAGCATGGCGGCAAGAGAGATAGATCTTGATAAGGTGGTGGATTACCGTGCCGAGTACACCGCCGTGGTTCAGAAATACAAGCTCGCCGGAGACAAGCTGACAGGTCTGTGCCCTTTCCATGAGGACAGGAACAACAGCTTCTCGGTCGATCTCAATACCGGCAAGTGGCACTGCTTCGCAGAGGACCGGGGCGGCAACTTCGTGTCATTCTGGGCAGAACTGCATGGCGTAGACACAAAAGAGGCATACAAGCAGATTTTGGAGAAATACGGCGTTGCTGCCGAAACCCCGAAGCCCGCCAAAAAGGAAAAGGCCACAGTCCTCGAAGATTTCAGCCTTGCCGAGTATGCCTTTGCAAAGCATCTCCCGGAAGAATGGCTGGCCAAGACCTGCCGCCTCGAAACCCGGAAAGACCGCAACAACGGCACCGCATGGCTCTACATTCCCTACTACAACGCAGCCGGAGAAGAATCCACCTACCGCAAGCGGTACGCCCACAAAGACTTTCGCTGGCGCACCGGCAGCTCCGGCAAGATCTGCCTCTACGGTGAGTGGCGCATCCCTGAATTTGCCAACGCCGGGTACGCGGTCATGGTTGAGGGCGAGAGCGACACACAGAGCCTGTGGTACATGGGCATCCCGGCCATCGGTGTGCCGGGGGCCTCAATGTTCAAGCCGGAACAGTCCTCGGTGCTTCAGGGCCTGAAGCTGTACCTGCACCACGAGCCGGACGGCGGCGGCGACACCTTCATCCACAAGATCTGCACCGGCCTCCGGGATGGAGGCTACGAGGGCGAGGTCTACGAGTGGAGCTGCAAGGCTCTCGGCGAAAAAGACCCTTCCGACCTTTACATCAAGCATGGCCGGGAACAGGCTGCCAAGCTGATCCGGGATGCCCTGAAAACCGCAAAACCTGTGGACTACAAAAAAGAGGACATCCCCGAAGCGATCAGCGGCGCACCGATCAGTCTCCGACAGCCGGAGGGCTGGATTTACTCAGACAAGGGAATCAGCCGGATCGACGAAAAGAAGTTCCAGCCGGTCCTCTGCTGCCGCACCCCGATCATCCTGACCAAGCGTCTCCAGAGCATCGAAACCGGGGAAGAAAAAATAGAGGTAGCCTTTAAGCGAGACGGCATCTGGCAGAGTGCCATCTACCCCCGGTCTGTGATCTTCCAGAGCCGCAGTATCACCGCCCTTGCAGACCTCGGCTGCACGATTACCAGCGAGAACTCGAAGCAGGTGGTCCGCTTCCTCGGAAGTCTTGAGGCCGAGAACATCGACATCATCCCCAAAGAGGACAGCACCTCTACCTTCGGATGGCAACCCGGCAACAGGTTTGTGCCCGGACACGCAGACGGAATCACGCTGGACATTGACCCATCCCAAAAGGCAATGGCCACGGCCTACTGCCAGAACGGAACCTTTGAGAAATGGGTGGAACACATGGCCCCGCACCGCAGCCGCCAAAAGTTCAGGTTCATCCTTGCAGCCAGCTTTGCCGCCCCGCTCCTGCGGATCGTGAAGCAGCGCATCTTCTTTGTGTACAACTGGGGCGGTTCCAAGGGCGGCAAGACCGCAGCCCTGAAAGCGGCCCTCTCCGCATGGGGAGACCCGGAGCGGTTGATGGTCAACTTCAACGCAACACAGGTCGGCCTCGAACGGACGGCAGCATTTTGCTGCGACCTCCCCCTCGGCATTGATGAGCGGCAGCTTGCTGGCAACAATCAGGCCGGGCTGGAAAAAATCGTTTACATGATCGCATCCGGCACTGGCAAGATCAGAGGCGCAAAGAGCGGCGGCATTCAGGCCACCCAGCAATGGCGCACCGTTGCTCTGGCCACCGGCGAGGAACCCCTCAGCACCGAAACCACGCAAACAGGTGTCTCCACCCGTGTACTGGAACTTTACGGCGGGCCGTTCGACAACGAGCGGGATGCCGGATTGATGCACCAGCAGTCCGTGATGGACTGCGGCTGGGCTGGTCCAGCCTTCGTCAAGAGGATCATCGCCACCCCGGAGCGCACCATTTGTGATGCCTTCGAGTTGATGCAGAGTTACGTCCACGCAATGGCCAACGGCAAAAACGGCTCCCACGTTTCCGGCATTTCCGCAGTTGCGCTGGCCGATGCCATGATCGATAGCTGGTTCTTCAACACGCAGCAGCAGGGCGACCCCACCGACGAGGCCGACGTTCTGCAGCAGCTGGGCATCCACCCGGAATCGTGGAAAAAAGCCAAGATCATGGCTGCCAGCATTTTGGAGGAACAGGTAGAGAACAACTCAACCGACGTGAACGAAAACGCTGCGCAGTTCATCGTGGACTGGGTCATGTCGAACAAGTCGTACTTCGGAACGCAGGTGATCGGCACCTGCCTCGGCATGATGAACGAGAGCGGCAACACGGTCTATATTTTCCCCTCCATGCTGAATCAGGCCCTCACGAAAGCCGGGTACAGCCCCCGGAAAACCATGAAATATCTGGCCGACAAGAGCCTGATCAGCGTATGGACAGAAAAGAGTGGCAAGGTCACCTACTCCACGGTTCGCCGATTCGGAGACCGAAGCTGCCGCTTTGTCGAGTTCTTCATCGGCAAGCTGGCCGAGAACGAGGACCCGATGGATGCGCTGGAGGAACAGATGGACCGAGAAGAACCGCCTATGGCCCCTGCAGCGGCTCCGTTCCAAAGTTCGGCCACTCAGACCACAATGCAGGACGACTTCACGGTAGTTGACGACTTCGATGACCTGCCGTTCCCGGTCTAAACCGCTACACCTAAAATTAGGTGTAACGCTAGGTGTAACATTAGGTGTAACACGGAAAAGCAAGCAGCCAAGCGGCTTTTTAATAGATTGTTACACCTATTACACCTAAAATCAAAATACAATATGCTTTTGCGCATTTTTGCATTTTGCAAGATTTTAGTGCAAAATTGCAAAATTCTTAAAAATACGGTGTGTGTTCAAAATTAGGTGTAACAGGAGTAACAGAGCCGAAAGAACCGCACCGCCACAAGGAAAACGCCGTTACACCTGTTTTTCAGAATTAGGTGTAACAGGTCAAACAGGAGGCATTGCAAATGGAAATGACCTACGAGCGGGCCGCCGAGATTCTCGACCCGGAACACCGGGAAAATTACGACAGCATCGAAACCGTAAAGCGGGCCTGTCGGATTGGCATGGATGCGCTCAAGAAGCAGATCCCGGAAAAGGTAGATCTGTGGCAAAACCCGCAATTTGGAAATTGCCCACGTTGCCATGAAGTTGTTTATAGGCCAGCACTGCTCAAGCGAGTGTATTGCTTCAAGTGCGGCCAAGCATTAAATTGGGAGGATTAAAATGGACGAAAGCTACTACACCGCCCGGCTTGTGATCACCGATGGATGCGAGGACCGGCTGGACATGACGATCACCTGCCAGAACGCCCAGCAGCTGCTCCGGGCAAAGGACACCATCGCCGATCAGATGAACACCTACATCGCGGAGTTCGCCATGCAGAGCAATCTAATCAGGAAGCCGAGCAACGCGGAACAGAATGCCGCTGCGCTTCAGACAGTCATTCAGGAGCAGACCGAAAAGGCCAAGCAGCAGGAGCCGGAAGAACTCGCCGAGCCGGAGCCGCCCGAAGTTGCGCCCGATGAGCCGGAGGAAAGCCCCCCCTCGCACGATGATGCACTCGATGCCGTCTGCTACCGCCCAGATCTCGCATCCTTCAAACTTGCACCCACAGAAACTCCCAAAAAGGCAGCGAAACCCGAAGGAGCAAAAGGCTTGATGAGACTGAGATGCCCGAAGTGCGGCGATGAGTTCGTCGCTTTCACAAAGGACTACCGTACCGAGTGGACCTGCAAAGAATGCGGTGCAAAATTCTCGCTGGAAAACACCGCACTGTTTGAATACGACTGCAGCTGCGGTCGGCACACTTACGGACAGACAAACATCGAAAGCCCGGATTTTAGCTATCCCTGCGGTGATTGCGGCAAGGAGACCACTCTCAAATGGAACCCCAAAGCCAAAAAATACATGGAGTGATGCAGATGCCCGCCTCGGACGACGACCGGGAAATGATGGCCCGGTTCAACGATACCTTCAGGAAGATCAAGACCAACCGTGAACAGGTGCCGCTGGAAGTCCTCCAGACGAAGTACGGCAAAGCCTACCAGAAGCTGACCAAAGAAATGGCCGACCTTGCTGACTGGTTCGCCGCCCGGCTCCGGGAGAGGATGCCGTTCCCGATGCACCCAAAGGACATCGCCGGGAATCGGCAGCTATCGCAGCAGATCGCCGCCGTCCTCGCCGAGGAAAGTCAGCCGGGTGCCCTCATGGACCAATACCGAAAGGCCCTGATCGATGACCTCGACTATGACAAGTTCCTCGACCTCGTCTGGCAGCTTTACCACCGCACCGAGGAAGCCTACGAACCCTACTGGCAAAAATACAACTTCTGGCACGTTTACCCGGACGGCCACCGCTGGATCAGGAACCACATCACAGGATTCTTCTGGCAGAACGGCCAGCCGGGAAACGATTCGGATTCATTCACCAACGAGGGAGGCTACTGGATGGACTCCAAAGGAGAGTACCAAGGCGCAGCCTTTCCCCCTCACATCAAAGGAGACAAGATATGGACAAGGAAGAATTGATCGCCCGGTTTGAATCGGAGATGGCCAAGGTCAAGCGGCCCGGCATCGACAAGTTGATGGACTACATCCGCAAGAGCGACTTCTACACAGCACCCGCAAGTACGAAGTTCCACCTCTCCTGCGAGAGCGGCCTCCTGCAGCACAGCCTCAATGTGTTGGATGCCCTCCGGGGTCTGCTTCAGGAAGAACAGACCAACGAGGACGGCACGAAAGCATGGTTCTACACGGTAGCCGGGGCCTCGGTCGCACAGATCAAGGATGAGAGCGTCATCCTCATCGCCCTGCTCCACGACATCTGCAAGACCTACTTCTACAGCACCAGCACCCGGAACGTCAAGAACGAAAAGACCGGGAAATGGGAAAAGGTGCCGTTCTACACGGTCAACGACTTGATGCCCCTCGGCCACGGCCCCAAGAGTGCCATGCTGATCAAGAATTATATCAAGCTCACCTCGGAGGAAATGTACGCCATCTGGTGGCACATGGGCTTCACTGATCAGCACACCGACACCATGAGCCTCGCCGCAGCGATTCAGAAATACCCCATCGTCTGGGCACTCCACACCGCCGACATGATGGCCTCGAATTTCATGGAGGACAAGGACGGCAACAAAAAGGGCTTCGAGTGGCAGGAACTCGGTGCCGAGAATTCCAGCAACAGCGCAGGTCAGTACGCCGACAACCCGGCTCTGCCCAGCGATAGCGACGAGCCTGTGTTCATGGAGGCCGCACCATGCTGATGGAAGTCGGGCCTGATGAACAGGTAATCTACGAAGAGGATCTCATTCACGAGGCCAACATGAGAGCCGAAAAGAAAGAGAAGTTGATGAAACCCATCCGGCTGGAAGTTAAAATGGAGCTGGCCTACGACTTGATCTCAGAAGTGAATGCCGACGTTTGCCGGACGTGGCCTCGTTCGCCAGCGAAGGACGAAACGGCCGAAGCGGCAATGGACGCTCTGCGAAAAATCATGGAGCTTTCCCGCCGAGTAAGTGAGGCATACAAATGAGCATTACCCGGAACCTCCTGCACGAGTGGTACCACGGCGGGGCCAGAACCTCGGCAGATGTGCGGCATCTGGCAGCCGAAAGACTCGGCCTCCAGTTGACCGCAGAAAAAGTGGCCAACATTCTCCGAGACCAGATCCCGCTGGAGCAGTGGTATCAGACCAGAATCATGCAAGCCATCAAAGCGGCGTACCCTGACGCATTCGTTCGGAAAATTTCAGCTGGCGTGTACAGCGAAAAAGGGTTCCCGGATATTCTGGTCATCATTGATGGCAGGTATTACGGCATCGAGGCAAAGCGGCCTTTTGTGGGGAAGCCGTCACCGAATCAGGTCGCAACGATCTTAAAAATCAGAAAGGCCGGGGGCGTTGCAGATTTTGCGTGTCTCCCGGACGAAGCACTGGAGGTCATCAAAAATGGAACAAAACGCGATTGATACCCTGTGGAATGCAGCACAATGCGCCGTGCAGAGGATGGTGGACTTCTTCAGACGCATCAGCGAATTGCTCAAGGAAATCTCGTGGAAGATTGTCCGCTCCTATGCCAGCAACATGGCCTTTTATTTCAATCTGGCCACGGACCGCCAGATCAGCCTTATGTACCACAAGCGGGCCAGAACCCGGAAGAAGTGGTACAGAATCATTCTCCGGCGCATTGGCCAATTTATGAAAGAGAGCGTTCTGGTATGAAGAAGCAGCGCAACACTATCCCCTTTAAGCCGAAACCTTTCAGCATCAAATCAAAAGCCAAGCAGCGCACGGCAGAGGACGCACTGGCCGGGATGCGCACCCTCCCGATTCCAGCCCTCGTCACGACCATCAACATGATGATCGGCGTTCTTTCGGAGCGAGGATTCCAGATCTACGACTGGGACAACAAGGACAAGGCGGTCTATAAGCTGGTGTTCAGAGGCGGCAAAATATACGCCCTCATTCCGCACACTGCCAAAAAGGAGGATGCCTCCCATGCAGAAACACCCGTCTCAGATGAGCGAGGATGAGCGCATCTTCCTCAAGCGATACCTGAGCCAATATTACCGAGCAAAGGAGCGACAGAAGATCCTGCGGGAAAGGCTGGTCGACATTCGGACAGAACTGGACCCAGCCGGAAAGAACGGTCGGAACACATCCCTCGCCATCAAGATGGCCGAAATTGAGGACAGAATCGCCCGGCAGTCGGAGATCGAAGCGACGGCCATTCTGGACATTATGGATGTCCTCGAATTCCTCCCGCAGGATTCCGTAGAGCGGGAGATCATGGAAATGCGCCACATCGACTGCAAGCCGTGGAACGAAATCATGCGCACCATCCACCTGTCAAGGGCACCGTGCTTCAGGCGGTACAGCACAGGGCTGGAATGGCTATACACCTACAAAAAGGTGCGCACCACGCTGGCCGAGTTCAGGGCGAGGGTCGAGCGCACAGAAAAGGACGGCCACTAAAAAACAAAGACCGGGGCATAGTTCCGGGGCAGCACACTGGGAATTCCCGCACAGAGAAATCCCGGCCAAGGCTCCCGGCTATGCCCCGGCTTTTTCTTTTCCCATTATGGATTTTAGGCTCGCCCCTCGCACACCCCGGATTCCATGCCCCGGCTGTCGCCCGGAAATTTTGCGCCGTGTTCAGGGATTCAAAAAAAAGCACAAAACCATACGCCCGGAAACAAAGCACCCCCTGTCTGGCCCTGCTTTTTACCAGCGGTAAAAACAGCCCCTGTGTGGCGTGGGAGCAAGGTCATTCGGAACCGTGGACGCCCGGCAGCACAGCCCCACAGCACAGAGCAGCGCAGGGGCGCAGCGGGGTCGAGGCGGGGCAACCGCAGGGCAGCGAAAGAAGATACCCAAAGAGACCCCAGAAGTCAATACAATGGTCGCATGGACAAGGGCCAGCCCGCCCAAGCCCATCACGAGTAGGCATCGTGTTGTGTTCTCTCCTTTATACCTTTTCACGGACAAAGGCGCACCCCGCAACCACGCTCGGTGCGCCTTTGTGTTGGAGAGAAAGGGGCTACCCCCTCCCCGGCCACGGCGTAGGTACTACCCCGCCCGGAGAATGATGCGGGGCGAGGAAGGCCCGAAGGTTTTTCGCCTGAAAACTAAAAAAATTTTAGCATTTCGTTACGCAAACCCCATTCAGACCCCACATAGGAGGTGAACACCATGCAGCAGACCAACCCCATGCGGATGGAGAGACGGCGACTGGCCGACCTCATTCCCGCCGCCTACAACCCCAGAAAAGCCCTGACCCCGGAGGACCCGGAGTATCAGGACATAAAGGCCAGCATCAGGGGCTGGGCTACGCTGACCCCATCGTCATAAATTACGATGGCACCATCATCAAAGGACACCAGCGGCGTACCGTGATGATGGACATGGGCATCGAAGAAGCCGAGGTCGTCGTTCTGGACATCCGGGACAAGGCCAAGGAAAAGATGATCAACGTGGCCCTGAACAAGATCACCGGCAAGTGGGATCTTCAGATCTTGAAAGACCTCCTGTCCGATCTTGACCTCAACGGCTACGACTTCTCCGTAACCGGCTTCCATCAGGATGACCTCGAAGATTTGATCCAGCAGCTGGATGTGCCGGAAGAAGCCCATGATGACGACTTCGACCCGGATGCAGCCAAGGAAGAAATCGAAGCCCCGGTCACACGCCGGGGCGACATTTGGAAGCTGGGCCGCCACCGCCTGATGTGCGGAGATGCCACATCTCTGGACGATGCGGAAATTCTCATGGCCGGGAACAAACTCGACCTCGTAATCACTGACCCGCCATACAACGTGGACTACGGCGCAAAAGTTGGTTTTCTGAACGACTACCTCGACCAGACCGACAGCCGCACGAACAGCGTCATCGAGAACGACCACATGGATGCGGCCAGCTTTTACAGTTTTCTGCTGGCAGCATTTCAGGCCATGAACGATGCCATGCGCACAGGCGCAGCGATTTATGTTTTTCACGCCGAGAGTACCGGGCTTCAGTTCCGGCAAGCCTATTCTGATGCCGGACTGAAACTGGCCCAGTGCCTGATATGGGAGAAAAACGCATTTGTTCTTGGTCGCCAAGACTATCAGTGGCGGCACGAACCGATTCTCTACGGCTGGAAAGAGGGAGCGGGTCATTACTTCATCAATGACCGCACACAGGACACCGTTCTTCTGGACGACCTGCCCGACTTCCAGTCAATGAAGAAGCAGGAACTTCTGGCCTTCATCGACCAGATGCTCCGGGAATACAAGGATCAGACCACGGTTCACTTTGAGCCGAAACCGGCCCGAAACGATATGCACCCGACCATGAAGCCTGTACCCCTGATCGGACGGTTGATGAACAACTCCAGCCGCCCCGGATGGATGGTCGGTGACTTTTTCGCCGGGAGCGGGTCCACCCTGATGGCAGCAGAGCAGCTCGGACGGACGGCATTCTGCATGGAACTGGACGAGAAGAACTGCGATGTAATTATAAAGCGGTGGGAAACCTACACCGGGCAAAAGGCAGAGAAGCTCTAACCGCCGTATGACAGACCACGAATTACAACTAGCTATCAGCGGGGGGGGGGGGGCTCTATTTGAACGATAAAGGCGAAGTTGCAGGCGGCTCCATGTACCGCGTGGAGGTCATCGCCAAACTGTTCGGAGTAACCGTCCGCCGTATTCAGCAACTCACACAGGAGGGCGTTCTTCCCACGACCGAGACCCCGGAGGGTAGACGTTACGATCTGGTTCCCACGATCCAGAAGTACGTCAAATACCTTTCGGACAAAGCCTACGGCAAGAACCGCTCCGAAAAAGAAATGGACCTGAGAGAACAAAAACTTCAGGCCGATATCGCCCTGAAAGAAGCGCAGGGCGAACTCCACAACATGAAGCTGTCCGTTGCATCCGGGCAGCTTGTGGACGTGGAAAAGGTCAAAGAGGACTACAGTCGATTCTTCACGACCTTCAAAAAATTCGCCATGTCGCTCCCCGGACGGCTGACCAGCATGGTGAGCGGCTACGTCGAACCACTAGAAGCCCGGAAGATAGAACGTGACCTGCAGGGGGAGGTCAATCGACAACTCGAAGCGTTCTATCTGGCCGCAGTAACAGAAATCCCGGACAAGGGCAATGGCAGCAAACCGAAAGCCCCGGATTCGTAAATTTCTGGTAACCCCCTACCAAAAAGAGGCCCTGCGCTACCTGCGTCCGCCAGAGGACATCAATGTTTCAGAGTGGGCGGCGAAGTACCGTGTTCTGGAGAGCAAAACTTCCTCCGTGTCCGGCCCTTGGATGAACGACAAGACCCCATACCTCGTGGGTATCATGGACGAACTCCGAAACCCTGAAACAGAGGAAACAATCTTTTGCAAACCTACGCAGGTCGGCGGCACCGAGGTGATCTTAAATTGCATCGGCTACATCGTGCAGCAGGACCCATCCCCAACAATGGTCGTTTACCCCATCGACACACTCGGCAAGAGCGTGTCGACAAACCGCATCGAACCGATGCTGCTGGCATCTCCGACACTGAAAGCCTTATACCACCAAGATGAATCCTCGGTGATGGAGCTTCAGTTTGACGGAATGTACCTCTCGCTGGTCGGGTCAAACTCCCCGGCTGGCCTCGCAAGCAAGGCAATCCGCTTCCTTTTTCTGGACGAGGTAGACAAATACCCCGGCGCAAGCAAAAAGGAGGCGAACCCCATCAAGCTGGCAACGGAACGAACCAAGACGTTCCACAACAGGAAGATCTTCATGACCTCCACCCCGACGCTTCGGACAGGCCCCATCTGGAAAGCCCTCGAAAGCGCGGACGAGGTCCGGCATTACTTCGTGCCCTGCCCGCACTGCGGGAAATTCATCGAACTCAAATGGGCGCAGATGAAATTCCCCGGCGACAAAACCCTCGCCAATGCAGACAGGGCAGCCAAGTGCTACTACGTCTGCCAGAAGTGCGGCGGCATCATTACCGACCGCCACAAGCCGCAGATGCTCCGGGAGGGCCAGTGGAGAGCCGTGGAATCCAAGACCCAGCTGGTCAAAAAGGTGGCGTTCTGGATGAACACCCTCTACTCGCCGTTTGTTCGCTTTTCGGAAGCCGTCAATGAATTTCTGGACAGCAAGGACGACCCGGAGAAGCTGCAGAACTTTGTGAACAGCTGGCTGGCAGAGCCGTGGGAGGACACCAAACTCAAAACCAGCGCAGACCTCGTCCTCGAACGGCAGACCGATCTGCCGGAGTACATGGTTCCGACGTGGGCCAAGTTGCTCACAGGCGGCGTGGACGTGCAGGAGAACTGTCTCTACTGGACGATCAGAGCGTGGGGCGATTTCATCACCTCGCAGAACATCGCCCACGGTCAGGCTTTCAGTTTTGCCGAGGTCGAACAGGTGATGAACCTGCAATACCCCCGGCAGGACGGCGGCCCTCCGATGGCGGTTGATCTGGCACTGATCGACTCCGGCAACGATTCGGACAGCGTCTACGACTTCTGCGCCAACAACTCCGACTGGGCAATCCCCTGCAAAGGCTCCAGCAATCCGATGATGACCCACTACAAGCTGTCCACCGTAAACAAGGCCACCAGCAAAGCCTACGGCATCCCGCTGGTGCTGGTGGACGGCGGTAAGTACAAGGACATGATCGCCGCCCGCATGAAGCGAAAGCTGGAGGAGGCTGGCCGATGGACCGTTTACTCCGGGTGCGACCGGGAGTACGCCGAGATGGTCACCGCCGAACACAAGATAAACGTCAAGGCCAGCAACGGCAGCGTGGTCCAGCGGTGGGTGCAGAAAAGCTCACACGCAGACAACCACTATCTGGACTGCGAGGTCTACGCACTGGCCGCAGCCGACATTCAGGGAGTACGCACCCTGCATCTTCAGGCCGTGCCGGAGGAAGCAGCACCCGCACCGCAGCCGGAACAGCCAACACCCGAAGAAAGCTGGATCTCTCAAAACGAGGACTGGCTTCAGGAATGAAAGGAATGAAATCATGGAAGTTATTCGTCATCCCACCACAGGCGGTACCCCGGTGGAGTTCCAGTTCAGAGCATCTGGCAGCCGCTTTCTGGTCAAGAACTTCACCTCCGGGTACATCACCTGCGGTATCCTCGATGCAGAGGTAACCATCCCGGCAAATACCAGTCAGGTGATCGCCACCCGGCTGATTCCCCGCACCTCCGACATGACCGACAAGGTCACCGTCACCGCGAACGAAACCAGTGCGATGGGAGTTGAAGTACAGTGCCTGGATTACTGACCCTTTCGACCTCCGGCTTTATCGGTTTGGAGGTTGGCCTCTACCCGTTCGCCCCGAACGACGGCATGAGGCAGATCCGATCTTCTCTCGGCGGTGGCATCCTCATGGTGGCCACACCGAGCATCACAACCCCGGCTGCAACAGCGGCCACGACACAGGAGGCATGACATGGCAGACATCGCTGCAAGCGGGAACTTCACCCCCGCCGAACTTCTCACAGAAGTCAACAAAGCGATTCAGGCAGTGCTTGTCGGCGGCCAGTCCTACAAAATCGGCTCTCGCAGCCTGACCCGTGCAGACCTGAATCTCTTGCTCTCCACCCGGAACGACCTGACGGCGCAGATCGCAGCCGAAGAGGACAATGGCCTCTTCTCGGATACCTACGTCGCATTTTTTGATGGGAGGTGACCGGGATGGGATGGCTTGACAACATCATCGGCTGGATCAGCCCTGAGTGGGGCGCACGGCGCGAGGTTTGGCGGCAGTACATGAACGAGGTCCGGCACTACGATGCCGGAGACTACAGTCGGCTCAACTCCGGCTGGTACGCATCGAACCAGAGCGCAGAGGTTACCGACCGATACAGCCGGGACACCGTCCGGGCAAGAGCAAGAGACCTCGAACGAAACTCTGACATGATGAACTCCGTGGTCGGTCCGTTCGTTCGAAACACAGTCGGCAGTGGCTATGTTCTCCAGTCCTACATGGACGATCAGGACACCGCCCGCGAGATCGAGCGGCTCTGGAAACTCTGGTGCAAAAAGCAGAACTGCGACGTAACCGGCACCCAAAGTTTCAACCAGATGCTGCGCATGGCCGTGCGCCGAAAGAAAGTCGACGGCGGCATCCTCTTTGTGAAGCGATACACCGACGCTGGCATGGTGCCGTTTCAGCTGCAGATCTTCGAGGTGGACGAACTGGACTGCAACCAGCTGAACACCAAAGAGAAAGGCAACCGCATTGTCGGCGGCATCGAGTACAACCAGTACAACCGCCCGGTCGGTTATTGGTTCCGGCAGTATGCGCTGGACGGCATCACCATGATGGAGCCGATCTACGTCCCCGCCAAGGACGTGATCTTCTACTTCAGCAAGCGGCGGCCCTCCCAGCTGCGGGAAATGTCCGACATGACTCAGACCATCACCCGCATCCGAGATGGCAACGAATTCATGACCGCCGTCAGCGTGAAGCAGCGCATCGAGGCTTGCCTTTCGGTGTTCATCAAAAAGTCGCTGCCGACCTCCGGCCTTGGACGCAGCCAGAATGCAGCGACCGGGCCTCGCATCAGCTATGACGGAAAGACCCTGACCCCCGGCATGATCCGGGAACTGAACGCTGGCGACGATGTGTACGCCGTCAACCCGCAGGGTCAGGCGACCGATGCATCCAGCTTCATCAAACTTTTTCAGCGGCTCATTGGAGCGGGTCAGGGTCTGAGCTATGAGGCCACCTCCCGCGATATGTCGCAGAGCAACTACTCCAGCACCCGGCAGGGTCTCATCGAAGATGGCATGACCTACGTCGAGGACGAAGAACTTCTTCTGGAGGTCATGGACGAGATCTATGAAACCTTCGTCATTTCCGTGGTTCTGGCGGGTCTCATCAAAGCCCCCGGCTTTTGGAGCGACAAACAGAAGTTCTTCCAGCACAAATGGGTCAAGGACCCGAAGCCGTGGATTGACCCGGCCAAGGAAGCGACCGCCACAAAGATCGCCCTTCAGACAGGGCAAAAGACCTTCAAGCAGATTGCCGCAGAAAACGGCACTGACTGGAAAACTCAGGTGGACGACATCGCAGAAGTCCTTCAGTACGCCAAAGAAGAACACGGTATCGATTTAGGAGGTGTAATCCTTGGACAGGCTGTGCAACAGCAGACAGCTCCCGCCCAGCAGACCGAGACTCCGGCAGCGGGCAGCGGAGCAGACAGCAGCACCCCCGGAAAAGCGGAGTAATACCCAGCACCGGGAACTTTTCAGCGGAGCCATCCGAGCAATGGACGGCGAGGGCAATGAGCGCAAGTTCACCCTGTCGTTCTCCAGCGAGGAACCCTACGAACGCTGGTGGGGCAATGAAATCCTCGACCACGCAAGCGGGGCCGTCGATCTCGCCCGATTGAACGAGATCGGTGTGGTGCTTTTCAATCACAATCGGGATTCGGTCATCGGTAGGATCATCCGGGCATGGCTCGGCGACGACCACCGCTGCTACGCAGAGATTGAGTTCGATACCGATGAGCAGTCGGAGATCATCTACCAAAAGGTGCGGAGCGGTACGCTCAAGGGTGTATCGGTAGGCTACCGCATCGACACAATCGAAGAAGTTCTGGCAGGAAAGACAACTGCGGATGGCCGCTTCACCGGCCCCGCCGAGGTGGTCCGCAAGTGGTGGCCCTACGAGGTCAGCATCGTGAGCATCCCGGCAGACAGCACGGTGGGCGTTGGCCGTCAGGTCGAGGAAATCGGCCCCGGCACACCGCTGGACATTCTGGAACGCCAGCTTCAGATTAATAAAAATTCCATATAGGAGGTACCCATCTATGGACAAGAAGCAGATCAGAGCGGCCAAGATCAAGCGGCAGCAGGAACTGCTCGATGCCGCAAAAAAGGCTGGCAATCGCAGCCTGACCGACACCGAACAGGCCGAGTTCGACTCCCTGCAGCGTGAGATCGACACCCTGACCGAGGAAATCCGGGCAGCAGAAAACCCGCAGATCCCGGCAGACCCGGCACCCGCTCAGAACCCCACCCCCGCAGCACCCGCAAACGCAAGCCGTTCTGCGGACCCCGCCCCCGGCCCCGAAGATAATATCCAGCGGGCCATTGCAGCAGAGCGCACCCGCGTCAACGAGATCACCGCGATGTGCCGTGACTTCGGCGTTTCTGAGTTGGACTATATCCAGAACGGCAGCACCGTGGAGCAGGTCCGTGCAGCCATCATGGATAACCTGCGCAAGAACGGCGCACCCCTCCGCACTGGCATTCAGATCACCGGCTCCGGCGAGGATGAATTCCGCCGTGACGCAGCAGACGGTCTGCTGATCCGTGGCGGCCTGAATCCCGAAAAGGCTACCGATGGCGCACAGCAGATGGCAAACATGACCCTGCGCGACATGGCCATCGAGTGTCTGGAGCGCAGCGGCGTGGCCGATGCCCGCCGCAAGAGTTCGGACGACCTGTTCACCATGCTGATGCAGCGTCAGTTCTACAACCCGACCGCAGCATTCCCCGCCATTCTGGACAACGCCATCAATAAGTCCTACGTCGAGGGCCACCGCAAGGCCCCGGTCACTTTTGACCGCTGGACCAAAAAGGGCAGCCTTAAGGACTTCAAGGTTCACGACAACAACTATCTGGCTGGCCCCATCGGTGACTTCCTCGAAGTGCCGGAGGGCGGTGAGCTGAAGAACGACAAGCCCACCGATGCCAAGCTGCCGACCCGCCGTCTGCACACCTACGGCAAGCAGTTCACCCTGTCCCGTCAGGCGTTCATCAACGACGACATCGATCTGGTGACCAGCATCCCCGCCCGCCATGCAGCAGCGGCCCGCCGCACCATCAACACCCAGTGCTATCAGATCCTGATGGGCAACCCCGCCATCTACGACGGCAAGAAGCTGTTCTCCGCAGAACACCGCAATCTGCTGAAAACCGGCAGCGGCATCACCAAGGCGGCGGTTCAGAGCATGATCCTGACCCTCTCCACCCAGAAAGACGAGTTCGGCCAGCCCATCATCATCCGCCCCGGCGCATTCATTGTCCCTGTCGGCATGAGTTTTGACGTCTACACCCTGTTCAACAGCCCCACCATCAACACCGAGGGCAACACCCAGTCCGTCAACCCGCTGTACCAGTACCGCAATCTGGACGTGATCGAGGACCCGACCATCAACACGCTGGCTGGCGGCTTCGGCAATGTGATGCCGTGGTTTATGACCGCGAACACCACCGACACCGCTTTCATCGAGGTTGACTACCTGAACGGTCAGGAGATCCCGACCATTCGCCGCATGGAGACCCCCGGTCAGCTGGGCTTCGTCTGGGATATCTACCTCGACTGGGGCATCAACGTCATGGATTACCGTGGCGCAATCAAGAACCCCGGCACCAACATCGCAGATCCGCTGGGTTAAAAGAAAGGAGCGCATGAGTTATGGCAAAAGCTGAATTCTGGCAGCGCGGTGAGGCTCTGGACTACACCAACACCACCACCGCCACCATTCCCGCGAACACCATCGTCAAAATCGGCGACCACATCGGCGTGACCGGCACCGACATCGAGCCGAACAAGGTCGGCTCCCTGCACGTCGGCGGCATCTGGGAGATTCCCAAGACCGGCACCAAGAAGATCGACATGGGCGCAACCGTGTACTTCGACGGCAACGGCATCACCGACACTGCAGCTGGCAATACCGCAGTCGGCTACGCAGCAGCATCCGCAACCGCCGAGGAGACCAAAATTCTGGTCAAGCTGGATGGCTGATCGGCTTCTCGCCCTCGCCCACATTCAGGTCGGCTTTGCCCAGTACAAGCCCGGTGATTTCCTCCCGGCAGACCGCCCGGAGGACACCGCTGCATGGATTGAGGCCGGAACTGCCATGTGGGTGCCGGAGGACTACCACCCGCCCAGCGGTGTGGCGGCCCGCCCGGTGACCGCTGAACCCGGTCTCCCCGGAATCGCTGTCGGCGGCGAGTTAACCGGGAACGACCTCGTCGGGAAAATCCCCGAAACGGTGGAAAGGCGGCGCAGAAAATGCAGAGCATGACTTTCAAGCAGGTCATGGACCGCGATGTTGATGAAACCTTTCTCAATGTCGCCGAGTTTGCAGACCTGCACAACATCGACGGCAACAACGTGCCCGCCCTCATTGACGACATGGAGAACATAGAGAGAGAGAAGCGGATGAAGTCTAACATGGACGGCATCCACGCCCGGCAGGTGCTGCTCTACGTCAAAGCATCTGTGTTTCCCAGCGGTCTCCCGGCGCAGAAACGGTTGATCAAGCTGGATGGTAAGATGTACACCGTGGTCGATGCCACTGATGAGGGCGGCGTTTACACCATCACGCTGGAGGCGAACCGCAGCAGATGAATGTATCTTCTTCAGACGGCATCCTTCGGTTTGAGTTCGACGAAGATCTTCTCCACACCATAGAGGATGCCATCGGCTCCATGAAAAGTGAGAGCCGCAGAGTTCTGAAGAACGCCGTCAACGACACCGCCAGAGATGCCAAAAAGGACCTCGCCAAAAAAGCACAGGAAACCTATGCGGTAAAGCAGGGCCGCTTCACCAAGGCCATGAAAACCCAGAACGCCACAGAGAGCAGCCTTACCGCCACGATCAATGTCACCGGGGAACAGCTGGAACTAAAGGATTTCAAAGTATC